AATCAAGACAACACTGTCCGTAATTTGACCATTATTGGTGGAGACTTTTTTGCATCGTTGATTATCATCAACGCTGTGGTTGGTCCTCTCTACAATGTATGGGCACAATCGTTGCAGGGTAAGGCAGAATTGCAAAAGGCAGAATATACTCGCCAGGTAGCGGTTCTTGAAGCACAAGCAAAGAAAGATAGCGCACAACAGTTAGCTGATGCTGAAGTGATCCGTGCTACTGGTGTTGCGAAAGCAAACCAGATCATCGGTAACTCTCTGAAAGATAACCGTGAGTATCTACAGTATTTGTATATCACGGGTCTGGAAGAAGGTTCTAATAAAGGTAACGTGACGATCTATGTGCCTACCGAGGGTGGTATGCCTGTTCCCACACTTCAGATGAACAAGTGACATTTTAATCACTGGTACACGACCCGCCCACAAGGCGGGTTTTCTGCTATAATAAACAGGTATTGAGGGTTTCTTATGGATTTGTCTGAATTGATTGACGAACTGCGGGAAATCGCAATGTATGAGTCTGACCCCCAAGACTGGATGGGATACCTTGAAGATGATGACTCTTGGGTGCCAGATTCCGAACTGGCATACTGACCTTCTGAGCGGTGCCTAGGTGCCGCTATAATAAGCACATACGCAACCAACCAATGACCACCACCTTCGCTGACTACGCCGCTGCTGCTGAGGCACGGAAGGACATTGCTACTGCTGTTCTGGGTCACACCTATGCCCTCTGTGAGGCGCTGCGTCAGAATTACATTGATTACAGCATCAAGTCTCATCAACGTCATTTGAATGTTGATAATCACGACTATCATAAAGAACAAATTGCTAAACTGAAGCAAGGTATTTGTGATTATGATTTCTACCCCGAAACGGGTCAGTAAGTATCACAAAATCATCATGAATGCTAACGGTAGCAGGAGTGTCCATTGCTTCATCGACAAGCAGACTGGACAAATTTACAAAAGCGCCAGTTGGAAAGCACCTGCCAAGGGTGTTCCGCTACCGATTCTCCGCATTATCAATCAACGTGAATGGTTGCTTGAGAATGCCGATTGAAGCGGGGCATATCTTTACGCTCGCTGATGTTTATCCCAACTCAACAATTCCTCAAAATGACTTACGCCAACGAAATTCGTGAATTGACCATCACCAAGTCTCTGCGACTTCTGCGTGATGGTTTCACGAGTGAGTTTGCCGCATCTGTATTTTCTGATGAGCGAACGACTCAACTTTTTGCCGAAACTTGCTAGTGAGTTTGTAGATATGAACATTCCTGTGGTTGATGAAGACAATCGTATGGAACTTGCGATGATGCTGCTGGAATCTCTGGATATTATTGCACGATGACTGGTAGAGAAAAACTCCTTTTTGTTTCTTCATTCATTTGGTTTTTGCACTGGGGTCAATGTCTTACATTCAAACTTCTGGATACGGTTATTCTAAACTCCTCTGTGAGGATGTTACCACTTGGTTTCTAAATCGTTTTCTTCCCCGTCATAAGATCGATGTGGAGATTCTTCATCGTGGTCTGAAACGTGAGGAAGTTTATGGTTACTGTGATTATGTGGGTGAATCTTATCGTCCACGTGAGTTTCTGATTGAACTTCAGACTCATATGGAGGAGGAGTTGTATATAAAAACTCTTTTACACGAACTGGTCCACCTGCGCCAGTGGGTAGTCGGTTCGCTGCGGTCCAAGCGTGGAAAAATGTATTATGGTAAAGAATGCATGGAAAATGTGGACTATTGGGAACAAGGACACGAAATTGAGGCACGGGAGCAAGAAGAAACCCTATATCTGGAGTATGCTATTTGAGAAGAATGGGTGGACGGATCATCAAGTGGCACAGTTTTTCCCGAACCGCCTGATGCTGGCAGTATAATTACTATTACTACGCACTAAACAAATGAAGTACTTACTTTCTGCCCTGCTGGTGCTGCCCACACCCGTTTTTGCTCAACAGGTGAATCAGTTTGCGGTTTGTACTCAAAATCAAGAAGTGTATCGCCCTGGCGGATATGATTCCTATGGCAATTACATTCCTGGTGGTGTGAGTGTGCAAGCATACAATGTTCCCTGCAACTCTGTCAATCAAGGTTGGAGACCGACCAATCAATATTATGGTGGCGGCGGATATGGTTATGGCGGATATGGTTATGGTCGTGCAACCAATCCAAATTGTAATCCTACCAGAACTTTGTTAGGAACTGTTTCGGGTGGTGCAATCGGTCGTGCCGCTGCAAGTGCTTATCCACAAAATTATGGTTGGGCAACTGCTGCTGGTGCTGCAATTGGAGGGCTTACATTTGCCTGCTAATCTGCTATAATAATAGTTTCACGTTGAGAAAATATGGAGACCAACAAAGTCTACAATGAAAATTGTATCACAGGAATGCAAAAGATGAATGCAGAATCTGTGAATCTTTGTGTAACTTCTCCTCCGTATGATGACTTGAGAACCTACAACGATTCTTCAAAATGGGATTTTGAAGTCTTCAAAGAAGTTGCTGCTGGTTTGATACGAGTGCTGAAACCAGGTGGTGTCATCATGTGGAATGTTGGTGATGCGACGATTAATGGCAGCGAAACTGGAAGTAGTTTTCGTCAGGCACTGCACTTCATGGATTTAGGATTGAAACTGCATGATACCATGATTTATGAAAAGTCAGGAATTGCCTTTGCTGCCGGTGAGAAGTCGCTGCGCTATTCGCAGGCATTTGAATACTGTTTTATTCTGAGCAAAGGTAAACCGAAGACGGTCAACATCATCATGGACAAACCAAATGCCTGGGCAGGGCATAAGTCCTGGGGAAATGCACGTGCTCGGAAGAAAGACGGAAGTCTGGACATTACGGAAGAGAAGACAAAAGAAATCAAGGAGTTTGGTGCTCGTCACGAATATCTGGAGAATCAAAAACAGTGGTGGATTCGGACAGTCTAACAAAAGAGCATACGAGCATCCTGCTACCATGCCAGAGCAACTTGCCTACGATCATATCATCACCTGGACCAATCCTGGAGATGTTGTTATCGATCCTTTTATGGGCAGTGGCACAACCGCAAGAATGGCAGTGAAGGCAGACCGCAAATACATTGGATTTGAGATTGACTCAATCTACTGGGAGTTGTGTCAGGACATCACACCACAAAGCACTGTGTTTGATGCCCTGGGTTGACAATTGCCACCAAATGCCCTACAATACGCACAAGAAAGGAGAAACACCCGCTTCTAATGAAAAACTACCGCATTCGTGTTGAAACCTTTGATGGACTTTGCACCATTTGGTATGAGAAGTCGAAAGCAAAAAAAGCAACCGACATTATCTGCAAGCGTGTCCATGAGCAACTGTGTGGTCTGAATATCAAAGAGATTGATGTGAGAGTGTCGGTATGAAACCGATGAATACAACTGGAGAAAAACAATGAGTTACTACTGGACAACCAAGATGAATGATGCAACCAATCGTCGCCTTGAAAAACTGCAACAGAATGGTGTGACAATTGACACCAGCACTCATGCAGGGCGACAAGTGTTAGGTTATAATTATCTTGAACTTGCATTTGATGAATCTGAAAACGATGACTGAAGATTTTGTAAAACTGAATGTGCATGAAATTGGTGTGATTCTATCTGCACTACAGGAATTAAATCTGGGTGAAGAAAATAGAATTGCACGGGAATATGGAAGTGTGTCGGCACTGTATAACAAACTCTATTCGGTCTGGGGGCAGATGGACACTTCGCAAACTGGACTACGCAACGATGTGGTGCCGTCCTTCTGACCTATAATACAGAGGTAATCGAGGGACACCTCATGACCACCTTCCCCACTCTCCAGTCTGCAGACGGCACGATGCTGGTTGGTTACTATCCTGTGAAGACGCCCTATGGTGACATCAGTCAGGAATGGTGCCTGCAAGTTCTGTCTTGGAAAGGTGTCGATCAAATCTCCAAGAAGTTTCTGAATCGTGTTGAGAAGTCTCTTGCGATTCGTGAGCGTCTGGCACTGGGTTATGTTGAAACTGGTGATAATTCCGATCTGCCTCAACTTGGTAATCCTTTTCATGGTGCTTGCTGATGAACATTCCTCCTCGCTATATTCTCACTGGTGTTGTATTCTTTCTTGGATTTGTCGGATACAATGCCTTTCTGATACAACGTGATCAAAAGTTGTTTGATGCTTATGATGCTTGCATTCAATTCAATCGCTGTTCGCAACGATGAATGAAAAGACCAAATTGATTCTGGCTCAACAACAAATTGAGAGTCTATTGTCACTTCTGCAAACGAATCCATATCAGCAACATCTTCATTTTCATTTGATTCAGGTTCAAGTTGAGTTAAATCGGCAGTTGACAAATCTCATGTATTCTACTAAAATCAAGGAGTAATTTAACACAAGAAATGAAGTATCTTTACATTGTAGACTACTGGGTTCCGTTTCCTTCCAGTGAGTATGGCGGTTTGATTAATTTAATTGCCGAATCTGATACGGAAGCATTTACGATTCTCTCTAGTGAAGAGTCGTTTGACGATCGTTATACTGATCGCATTATGCCCAAAATCGTCAATGCACAAAAGTTCGCACTTCAAGAAGAGTATGAGTCTGGTATTCTGGAGGCATTTACAACATGACACAACTTTATCGTATTCAAGACTGACAACCACAGGATGGGAATTGATTGAGGAAGAAGCAAAGCAATTGACAAAGGAACAATGTGATTTGCTTCTTAACAATTATTTGTCACTGGGTTATCCTCCGAATCGTCTTCGTGCTGTTTATGACAACGATTGAATTTCCTCACAAAGCACCGAAAGGAATGTATTATGAATATGAAGACTTTAAGAGAAATGTCACCGCAATTTGGATTCATTATGATCGGAAGTTTGATTATAATCTTGGTGAGTCTGTTCGCTGCATTTGGGGATTTTATGATTCAAAGAAACGACAATACCTTGCCCCAGTCAATAGTAAGACCCCAGGTAAGTGTGTGAATATCACTGACACAACACCCTATAGTGCAATGATTCCCAAACAAACTCCATTAACTGCTGCATTTGTATGAGACCGACTTTCAGTGAAGGTGTGATTGTACAGATATAGAGATTGGATTGGAGAAATTCGATTTATCTGTGATGAGTATATTTCTGTCTGCGTTAAAGTTGGTAATCAAAAAGTAAATGATACTTGTGTGTTGGTTTATAAGAATGACTGGAATCAAGTTAAACTTCTGAAAGAGTCTAATAAATGAAGAAACCAACATTGTGGAGATGGTGGGCAAAAGCATTAGGAGAGAAAGCATCCAAGTGTGATAAAGAATCTGATACTATTGCAATCATTCGTACTTTTATCTTTACAACGTATCTGATTACCAATTGCTTCATTGTTGCAGGAGTCATACGACATTGGAATGATTGTCAATCTGTTAATTTAGATTTAATTAAAAAAAGGTATTAAAAAATATAAATGTGTTTGTTGTAACATTCTCAATAAGATGAATATTATTGAGAATCAATAGTGTTTTGATAATGAGAATCAAATGTCTTAAATGTTATTAAATGCCTTCAGTTCTTTGTGTTTAATACTCTCTAAACCTCTTCAGTTCTTGTGTTTAATACTCTCTAAACCTCTTCAGTTCTTGTGTTTAATACTCTCTAAACCCCTTCAGTTCTTGTGTTTAATACTCTCTAAACCCCTTCAGTTCTCTTGTGACCTAAGCGAGCGTATCATAAGAAGAGCAGTTTGTCAACCCCCGCCCCCATAAAAATCCCCCAGACCTTTACAAGAACTCGACGAGACTTGACACTCTTCTAGAAGTATGATAGAATCTCGACGAGATATTATGTTACGAGATTCACATTAGAACTCGACGAGAAACATCTAGATTCATATATAATACCATATGAATCTCGACTAGAACTTGCGTCATGCTTGCAATCTCGTCGAGTTTTATGCTACAATACAAAAGTCACATCACACAATCTCGACGAGCTCATGTACGACGATTACGATTTCGACTACACATACACAAATGATTATGCAGATACTAGACGAGAACTACACACTAGATCTAGACGATGATTATGCACGAGATTCGCATGATTATCAAGATCTAGCATATCGTCATTATGCATAACGTTATGATGTTAGCACATAAGCAACGAGTACGTATCATACTAGATGTAGAGTGTTATGATGATCTAGTATCTAGATGCATATGATTGGAGAGAGATATTGCAGCTCGAAGGTGATGAGTCTGTGCATCATAGCATCACACATCTAGATTCATATGATTAATGTGCCAGTTTAAAGATTGACCTATTCTCAATAACAAGACCTTATTGAGAATGAGGACGGTTGAGAAGGTGGCACACTAGGGGTTGATATCTGCCACGTGGTGGATTAATATTCTTTCAGTTAACAAATTCCTGTCGTGCAAACTATTCAGAATTCAGGTTGAAACTTACGACGGTTGCCGTACAATTTGGTACGAAAAGTCCAGACTCAAGAATCCGACCGAATCTATCAGCAAACGTGTTAACGAGCAATTGTGCGGTTTGAATCTGAAACGCATTGAAGTTTCGTTATCACCTGCCACCGTGTGACAATCTGACAAGTGGCACAAGGGGGGTTGCAATGCCCCCCAGACCCTGATACATTACATTCGTCCCTGAGAAATGCGCCATGTTTGATGAACTCTGGTCTGAGATTCAAGATGCTCCTGGTGAGATTTTTGACCTTGACATTCCCGAACTTCGTGATGAGAAGTTCGATGTCAATGAGTACCTGAACGCTAACTACGATTACTGAATGACCCCTGACACTTACAACTTCGCTGGCGACAGTGTGACAGTTCTCGGACTGGTCGGTGTGATCTCCACCGCCATCATCCTGGTGCTATGCTTCACTCGTTACTACAATTCTCCCCTGAGGAAATGACTCTGACTTCGTTGACATTTGAGGAGATTGATGCCCTGCTCGCTCTCATTGAGTTCCATGATGATTGGGATGAGGTGAGTGAGCGTGTGGGTGTAGATGTTTCCGAACTGTATGAGAAACTGTCCGAAATGCAGGATGAAGTATGATGACTGACATTCTCAAAGAGTATCATTTCACTGACGAACAGATTGATTTCCTGATGCGTATTGTGCGGGACAATGCACAATACGAAGACGATGAAGTTCGTGAGTGGATGGAAGAACTTGCGAACCAAATTGAAGACCAAATTGTCAATCACCCCACCAACGACTGATGACTCAAATTGAAATCAACACTGCAATCTCTGATGCTTTTTCAACATCTTGCTGAAGTGAATGAGGATCTTTATGATTACTATGTGAATCGTCTTTATACGGTTGATGGTGATTTTGTGAAAGAAGAATGGAACGAAAAAACTCTCTCTCAGATGGAGGATGATGTGATGTATAACTCTGAATGTGACAGTTGAGTAAGGTGGCACAAGGGCGGTTGCGTTCGTGCTCTGCCCCTGATACATTACATTCGTTCCTGAGGTTTCAATGAACACTCAACTCACCAACTCTAATTGATTATGTACCGCACTCTTGCTGAACTTCGTGATAGCGTCAACAGTATGATTGATGCTCAAGGTGAGAACGCTGCCTGTGCTGCGTTCGTATTCACTCAACACGATGTCTTTGAGTTTAACGAAGACACTAACCAGGACGACTATTTCTCTACACTTTTCACCCAAGATGTGCTTGCTGATGTAGGTGGTTCTTCGAGTACATTTACGAACAGGTTTGTGAGGTGATTGACGATGCAATTCGTGAGCGCAAACAACTTCCTCTCTACGCTAACTGAAACCAATGAGCTAACACTTTCGACCGCGATTCACTCATCTCCGATTATGTTGATCGGATTCTTGATAACATGAGCACCAAAGATTTGATGCGTATTGTTGGTGATCAACTGGAAGAAAACTTTGCAAGTTATAGCGATGAAGATCTGATTAGTGAGGTTGAAGAATACTATCCCGAACTGCTGGACCCTGACCTCCTGGGTGACAGTTGAGCAAGTGGCACAAGGGGGGTTGCAATGCCCCCGATCTGGTCCATACTACCTTTGTTGAGACGAATTCCACCCAATGCGTAAGATCGAAACGTGAAATGAACGCTGCCATTTGTGACTTCCATCAACTGGAAGTCTGGCAATACTGAGGTTACCTTTGACGCTGAAATCATGATGGAGTCTCCCGTGTGTATCTGCACGGCAATCACGATCGCTGACCGATTGGTGATGATTTCGTTCAAATCTTCGATGGTGGTTATCAGTCTGTGACCACCAAATCGCGTCTGAATGCTATTCTCAAAGAGCACGGAATCAAGGGTGAATGTGTATTCCAACGGAACTTCAATTGGTTCGTTCACAAGTTCATCGGACAGGCAGGAACTTCTCCTGTTTACAATGAATACGAATTCAGCAATGGGTTCATGTTTGCATAAAGAATTCGGGGAGCATATGCTCCCCTTTTTATACCCAGGTCGGCTGCCCCTGTGCCAGTGAAACAGGTGGCACAACCCCCCTTGCAATCGGCATCAATCCCTGCAATACTAAAAGCATGAAAAACACACACCTTGAGCACCCCGAAGATTCTATTCTCACGGGTGATCTTTCGTGCCTGGATTGGTTCACTGCTCGCGGTAAGTTGAGCGTCAAGATTGATGGTGCCCCTGCAATCGTGTGGGATGCTAACCCTGCCAACGGTGAGTTCTTTGTAGGAACCAAAGCAGTCTTCAACAAGAAAAAGATTCGTATTGCTCACAATCATGAAGAGATTGATGCACTCTATCAGGGTGAAGTTGCGCGTATTCTTCACGCTTGCTTTGATTATCTGCCTCGCACAGATGCTATCATTCAAGGTGATTTTATTGGGTTTGGTAATAGTGATGAGTATACTCCCAACACGATCACTTACAAGTTTCCTGAGGTAGTCTATCAGGAGATCATTGTCGCTCCTCATACTGTCTACGTGGCAGAGAATGACCTGCGGGATGCTGTTGCTTTCCCGATGCAATACATCATCACTGATACTCACTACTGCAAGTTCGTGAAACCGCAAGCATACATTCAACACGGTCAAACGTCCTTCGCTGATGTAGAAGAAGTCTGCAACTTTGCCCGTCAAATGTCCACTGCTGTGACCTTTGCAACTGATAAAGAGGCAGCAAAGATCAAACAGCAACTGAATGCTTGCATTCGTGAGAATCGTCCTGTTGTGAATCGTGAATTCGATTGCGATCCTAACCTGCTTGGATTGTGGGCACTGGTGAAATCTATTAAGGCAGATTGTCTCTATCTGTGCCGCAATGATGGTCCTGCCGCTTACATCGGTCAGGAGAGAATCGACTCCGAAGGTTACGTTATGACCAATGAGTTTGGTATGTTTAAGTTGGTGAATCGTGAGGTCTTCGCTTATGCTAACTTCAATCACGGGCGCTTTCAGTGTGCCAGTTGAATAGGTGGCACAAGGTCGTCGCCGTGCCCGCATCGGTACCCTATACTAAGGGCATCGGAGGGGAAACGACCCTTCACAGCATTTCCTCTAATGACTCTGACCGCCACCCTTGAGAAACTCACTGCTTTTGTGGTGACTGAAACCAACCGCTACGTTCGCGAAGAGTTTCGCCTGTATGGTAAGACTCTGCAACAGATTAAAGATAGCGGCATGGAAACCGCAGACTTTACAAAGGTCTTTCAGTACATTGTGAATGAGGTAATTGAGGAAGGAATCCGCCGCCTTGGGATTGATGGACACCGTGAGGAAGTTGCCGGGTATGATTACATCATCGAAGGTCAACCTGTTGAGTTCAAATTGATGGGCGGCGAATCTAAATCGTCTTTTGCCACTGGTAACAAGACCTCTCACTTTGGTGGCAAAAAGACTAACCTTGTGTGGTCGATTAAGTACACCTTCAGTGATAATCAAATCGACAACTTTGGGATGGTTTTGATTGACACCAACCTCACCAAGTCTAACGTCTGGAAGTCTTCCTCCGGTCGCAAAGATTCGTTCTCTCAGTTGCAACTTTCTATCGGTGAAGATAACTGCATTTTGTCGCAAATGGGCATCGTGAAACCTGCTCAGAAGTGGTTGCAGTTCCTGCCCCTGCCCACTGCCATTCTGCTGGGGTGACAATCCACCAGGTGGCACACCCTGCCACCTGAGACCCCACCCTGACCCTGTAGAATTCCAAAGCAAACGCAACCAACCCCATGCGCTACAACCCTGCCACCGACCGTGCCCTGAGCATCGATGAGATTGCTGCCCAGTGCCGCGCTGCTATCCTGAAAGCGGATGAGCGCCGCTACGTTGATCAGGTTGCTGACCGTATCTATGATGAGGTGCTGTCCGCTGCCCGTTGGGAGAATGACCTGCTGATTGCTGCCTGACCTGCTACAATACTCTCAACCGCAACCCAACTCATGCGTTTCGAAGTCCGTTACCAGACCCCCTACAACCACACCGAGTGGCGGTCGCAATGGTTCACCACCAAGGAGGAGGCGGACCGTATGGTAGACTTCTACCGCTCCTGTGGGTCACCCTCTCACATCGCCCCCTCCTCCCTGGCACAGCTGGAGCGATGATCCGCACCCTGACCCGCTCCCGCTCCGCTGACTTCCACCGTGCTACCATGCTCAAGCTCCTGATCGCTGCTACCCTGCTCTGGCGACGATGGGAACGATCAGACCCGTCCGCACTGTGACAGCCTGGCGTGCTGCACACTGCCGCCGACCTGATCGCCCGCTGACCCCTTATACTGACATCAGTTCAAAGGAACCCCATGCGCGTCAAGCAAGTCACCACCACCAGCACTCAAGTCTCCCTGCCGATGGCACCGAAGTGCTTTCTCCGATTCCACCCCCGTCGCTGCCCTGGTGCCTGGTAAGGGTTGGATGCGGACTGAAAAGACCTACAGCGTCACCACGACCAAGCACATCAACCGCTGGCCGACAGAGAACGCCAGCACCTACGCTCAGGTGGCGATTGTGCCACAATGGGATCTGGACCAACTGGTGGCGTTCGAGGGGCGCCACCCCCTACAATACTCTCAACCGCAAG